TGCCTTTACGCTTACAAGTGGCAACTTAGATTTAAATGGATTTAATCTAAATTCTACTACATTCGCTACGGGTGTAGGAACTAAATCTTTAATTTTTGATGGTGGCAACTTAATTGTGACTGGTTCAGGTGCAACTGCTTTCAATAATGCCAACCCCGCAAACCTTACTTTGACTTTGGGAACTGGATCAGGATCAAGAATTAGTATGACCAGCGCAACTGCTAAAACTTTTGTGGGCGGGGGTGTAGTTTATCCTGTGCCTCTAGATCAGGGAGGAACTGGTGATCTTACAGTTACAGGAGTGAATACTTTTGCTGATCTTTCAGCTAGCGTCACAGCAACAAGTCCTGCTAATATATTGTTTCCTGCTGGATCGACTACAACTTTTACTAACCTGACTGTGGCAGGGGGTTCAGGTTCAAACAGAATCGGATTAAGAAGTGCTACAACAAATACTCGCTGGTTATTAGCTGTTACAAATGGCACCAATATAAACATTTCCAGCGCACAAATAACCGATTGTAGAGCTAGCTTGGCAACAGGGCAAATAATACGAGCACTAATGACTAATAATAATGTCAACGGTGGAAACAATGTTTTCCTGACATTTGGTAACGAAGCACTCCCGTTCTTCTAAAAATATCAAAAAAGCATAAATACTGGGTTCCTGAATGGGTTATTCAGGACTTACGCTGCGCCTCAGCGTATGACCTAGAACGTCAAACAAGGAGAAATAAAATGGGCAAGTTAAAAATTCAACACCCCGGTAATGTGGACGTTGGTTACCCAACAAATAACATTAACGTTGGTGTAACTGGCGGTGCTAACGGTCTGGGAGCCACCAGTGGTGCTAATACCATTCTGTGTGTGGCCAACATTGAGTATGCCACTGGCAGTTATGATGCCGGTGATGCTTACATCGTTCGTCAAAAGGGCAAACACAAGTATCTTGTGGCCAACCTGGCTGACCCCACGCATACACAAACATGTGTGCTGGTAAATGAAGCAGATGCCAATGCTGCCAACCTGACCAGTGGTCAGATGTGTATTCAGGCTGTGGATGCCAGTGCTGGTAACATTGCCTTGTTCAGTATCACAGACAAGCATGGCTGGGGCTTCCCCACTGACTATGTGAGCACAGCGGATCAGGGCAACCTGACAACTGCCACAAGTTATCTGGTAAGTTTCATTGCTGCTAATGCCAGTGTGCAGCCCGGCAGTGTGGCCAACGTAGTTGTTGTAAGCAATAGTTAATCTAGAATTACTTCGACAAAAAACCCGCTTATGGCGGGTTTTTCTATTTCATACTATCACAAATTATTGCAATCTTTTGCCTGATAACATCATAGTTCAGGGTATTGAACAGTCCACGATGCAGTGGTCTGGGATATGTATCAGCACTGACCCAGGCATAGCCAATGTGTTCATCATTCAATACAGGTTTAAACTCATAGGGAACCATAGTAAAGAACGTATGGTAACAGAATTTGCTGTCATCGCTGGTAAATTGTTCCAGGGGAAATAACTTTACATCCTGAGTCCAGAAATGTATTTCTTCGCGGCATTCACGCTCTATGGCTTCACGCAGTGTTTCACCACGCTCTACTTTGCCCCCAGGCAACCCCCAGGTATGTATATTACGGTCGTTGCGTAGCAGAAACAATTGTCTGCCTGTATCCACTGCGTAGAACAATAATCCCACACTCTCTTTTTTCATTAGATAATTATTCTCCAGTCACCTGCATTGTACCAACCTTCCCAGGCCTTCATCCAATTTTCACCCATTACATAACGATATTGTATGCCAGTGTTTAAGTTGGTAATGTATTGTACATCATGTGGTTGGCTGGAGTCAAAGCTTATGGTCCAGTTGGTGCCATCAAACTCAATAATATCATTGGCCCGGGCACCATTAGTCAGACCGGGCCAGGGCTGCCAGGGATCAACTTGATTGGGTATATCTGCCACAATCAAGTATCTTTGCCCCACAGTGGCCGCCGGCAATCCATTTCCAGGTGTTTTGGATAGTGGATTAATAATCATATTGACAGGATCAAGGGTGTTTTGAGGTAAGGTATCAGTATCAATATTGTAAATCAACACGCGGTCATCAGTGGGATTGTAAGCAATAGTACCAAGAATTTCTGTCTCCATATAGGGATTTTCTAGCGCAATCATGCTTATGCCTGGTCTAATCACGCCGTAAGGATTTAAAACAGCCTGCCAGTATAAGTTTGTGTTAGGCGGAGTAGGTAAGTCTAGAGCACTATTAGGTGGCAAGGGAGGTTGGCTGTCAGGCACAACTTGCAATCCTCCATTCAGTAAAAGTATTTTATATCCGTAGGGAGTTATTTTCTGGCGTGTGCCCAGCAACAAATCTTCATCTTGTATATCATCACGATAGCTACCTTTAAAAATGCTGGCAATAATCTTGTGTATGATGCCCAGCTTTTTGACCTTGATGGGGCTGCTGATCCAGATGGGAATGCTAAATTTCCAGGTCAGTATGTCTATGGGGTTGCCAGTGCCCACAGGAATACTGCGGCTAGTCCAGGTTATACCCTCTTGATACACCACACTCAAGCTGGTCCAGTCAATAAAATTGTCTGTGCTCTGTATTTCCATACTGGGATTGAACAATGTGGCCAGCTGCTCAAAGAATTCAAGTTTTTGTAAGTAGTTGGTACTCCAGAAATCCAGTGTGATTGTCAGTCTGTAGGGCACAGGCATGATACGCTCAACTGTGAAAGCGTTGCCTTGTGTGGTTTCATAGTCTCCTGTTTCAGCATTATAGGTTCTTTGTCGTACATTCAGTTTATCTATAAAATAGGGTTCTTGTGTGCGACTTTGTTCAAACTGAATGTCACTGATATAATAGGTTATCAGGGGAGCACTGGGCATGCTGCTTGCGCTGTTGTTGGCTATAATATTTGCGGCCTGCCGACTGCTATCGCCGTACATGATGGGAATACGCTTGATAATGGGATTACCGTTGGGGTCGTAACCGTCCGTGACATTCCAATTACTAAAAATTCGCGCAAACTGAATTAAAAATCGTTTGATCTGCTGATCATAAAAAAACTGTGCCATGCTAGCTCCCTGTCCTAATATTTAGTGACAAAGCGATCAGGATTGTTTAATCAGGTTGAATTCGTAATGCTTCACTCAAGCTCTGACGGCTGGGTATGGTTTCACCAGTGCTTGTCATAGTTTGAGTATCATTGTTGATGAACGTACTCAACTGGCTTTCGTCCTGATCGGTCATGTAGCCACCTGTTCGTACATTCTGACTGATTTCTACCCATCGTATGCCGTCAAATCTGAACAACTTTTGCGGCAGATAGTCCAGGCGCAAGAAGTAATCGCCCAGCGTGGGGTTGGCTGGGAATGCAATGCCAGCCCTCAAGGGTTCACCATTGGGTGCGGCTGCCTCACCAGCGTTATAACCGGCCAGATAGCCAAAACTGCGAGGACTCCAGCGACGAATAAACTGGAATCTGGGATCACAGTCTGCGCGATAATCCATTGTGGGAGGACCGTAGGGTTCTGTACCAGTGAAGTCAGGATTTACAGTAATAGCCAGTCCAGCAGGTATGCTTGTCTGAGTAGGATTGGTAATTGTAATAGTTTGTGTGGCACGATTTATAGTTGTGATGCGAGTATTGGGCGGGAAAACATCTTGCTCAATGCCGTTTTCACTTATCACTCTGGCACTAATCAGTAACCCCACACTTAAATCAGAGGGAATTTCAACCAATCTTATCACTGAAACTTGAGGAGCTGTACTGTAAGCTGTTATGGTAAATCTTAAATACTGGTCTGCTGTGGCATATGTGTTATCAGCAGTTCCGTATGGGCCCTCAATTACACTGGGAGTGGTACTGGCCAATGTACGCAAAGTTATTACAGGGTCTCCGCTTACACGACCACTGCCAGTGTCTGTACGTTGTGGCAGTGTTTCGCCCATTTGTAAAATTGTCTGCTGAAATTTTTCTAATTTGACACTATGTTTGCTACTAACTGTGTTGAATAATTCTTGTTGTGCTGGGCTTATTCTGAGCACTGGACTACTACTTCTGAATGAAGTGCTATTGACCATACTGACTGTACCCGTGGGCCATATGGGTGTGCCATTATCAACGATGACATTGACTGGCGGTGCTGGCTCGCCGTTGTTATAGGTAGGAACTATGTACAATTGTTTGCGGTCATAGCCCAGTTTGGGTACCAGACGCTCTGCTTCGTCAATGACTGCCTGATTGATTTCAAGGTTTTTGTTATAACGACCGATAATATCTTGTAGTGATTTCTCTGTGCTAACTTCCCAGAATGCTGGATCTGTGGGCAGAGTACCAGCTGGAACTGGTTGTTTGGGTGTATATATTTTGTCTCCGTACAACACAGTATATCCTGGTTCATAAGTTTTTAATGGGTCCCACTCGCCCATATAATTGTCTGTGTTTATGGGTTCTCGTAAGATATTGGCAAATTCTTGGCTATCAACCAGTGGCTCGCACTTTACGCGCCACAAGTGTGGGTACCAGGTCTGACTAAAGCCTTCGCTAGCGTAGTTGGCATCCGTGATCTGGTAGTATCTGCGTAAGCCAATGGGAATGGTTTCATTCAGGGGATGATAGTCGGTGAGATGCGGTAGCTCAAAAACATCACCCACCATCAATTTACGACCTATAACATCTATCATGTCGTTATAATGAACTGTGATGAATATAATATCATTGGTCAAGAACAAGCCAAACTGGCTCAGATCAAAATCTAAGTTCTGCACATTGTAGTGACCGCGCAAACGATAGATATTGGGATCATATTTACGATCACGGTTTTCCAAGAACAACAGGTCCTGGATCTTGGTAGGATCTATAGCGTCATAGTGCGGCAGGGTGGCATCAACTGTATTTTGTGGGTTGTTGGCACCCAGGTACTTGTGAATGTACAGGTCTGTGGCGCCCACAGTGAACATCTCTGATATAGTTCTATCAAAGAAACGGTAGTCGTCTGATTTGTTTGTTTTCCAGAGGCTTAGTCTTGGCATATGGTATTTATCGTATTATTGTGCGGCAGGCTTGACAGTAAATACTTTTTCCCATATACTAAAAGTTCTAGGAGATAACATGTATAGAGTTGTGTATTTGCCTGATTTCCGCCAAGGAATTTTGACTATTCGTTTCACAGGTACATCACAACAATGCCTGGCATATATGGCAGGCAATCCTGAACTGGACATGCTGGACAGTGAAAACCGCTTGTGTCACTGCAATCTGATTGCGGCTTGACAATAAATCCAGAAACTGCTATACTGGCAGTATGGAAATCAAAGTTTACAGCAAAAGCCAGCCCCGCAGGGAGTTCATCCAGGCGGCCTTAAACTTTTATGCCCAAGAACTGGGACTGGAGCGTAGTCGTTATACGCTACAGGTTTTCAGCAGGCAGGGCCTGGTGGCCCAGGGCAGTCGCGGAGAATTATGTAAACTGGGGCCGCGGTCACTGGTAATGTTTGTGGACAATCGCCTGGGCATGAATGACCTGCTGGTCACACTGGCCCACGAAATGATACATGCCAAACAATATGCCCGTGGTCAGTTGCGTAGCACTTACAGCCGTTCGGGTAATGCAGTCCACTACTGGAATGGTCGCAGAGTCCGTGCCGAATACTATGACCGACCCTGGGAGCAAGAGGCTTTTGCCCGTGAAAGGCTGTTGGCCAATCGTGTTTTTCAAATGATTTAGGTGAATGTTATGGTATGGAGTTCTTGGGATTTTGAACA